TTCCAACGGATTATAATATAATAACAAATTCCAACGGATTATAATATAATAACAAATTCCAACGGATTATAATATAATAACAAATTCCAACGGATTATAATATAATAACAAATTCCAACGGATTATATTAAATTTCATAGGACACGTTTAAAGGCCTCAAAATACTATATCTATATATTTGTATTAATTAAATATTTTGAGGCCTTCTAGGTATCTTAAAACGATTATTATGCCGATATACTATATATATCGCGTACGTGCGCACGAATATCATAATAAATATTAATATAAAATAAATTATTAATATTAATTTAATAATTTAAGAAAAATTTAAATTCTATCTAAGCTAGTTTTAATATAGCTTGCTATATAATTTAAGTATCAAAAAGAAGTTAACTGATTGATTTTATTTAAAAATTTCTTTTTAAATTTAATCTTCGTTTAATATTCTTTTTGATATAATTATATAAACTAAGTAAAGGCAGATAAATGAAACTGTATAAGATATACTATGAGAATTTAGTATATATTGGTATGACTAAGAATTCTTTAAGACAGCGGATGTATAAGCATAGAGCAGAAGCTAAGACCTCTGACAAGCCCTTATATAAAGCTATGCGAAAATATGGGCCTAAAAATTTTAGGATAGAATTAATAGAAAAAATAGAGGATAGAGAACAAGCTAGAATAAAAGAAAGACAACTTATACTTAAATATGGTAATTTGAATATTCAAGAGGCTTATAGTAATACAACTATATTAAATGAAATAAAAGAGCTTGAAATTAAAATAAATAAGCTTAAAAAGTTATTAGTAACTACTTCAGAATAGTCCAAAGACTATTCTGAAGTGTCTATTGATACTAAACTAACCAAATAGGAGTCAATTATGGCTAAAGTAACTAAGCAACAAATGTGGGATAATGTCCAGAGTCAAGTGAGTGAACTGTTAGAAACTAATAAGGTTTCTAAGAAATTTAAAGATGCACTATTGCAAGTATTAGAGGATAATCTAGCACCAAAGAGTGGTGGTGGAAGTAGTGCTAACCCTCCAATATTAAATGAAGATGGTACTATTAAAGAGGCCTATTGCCGTTTTCATCAAAGATATGAGCCTGCGGAAGATATGGTTATATCTAAAAATAAGTCTAAAGGTTATTGTAAAGCTGCTATTAGTCTTTGGAACAAAACTAATAATGAGATTAAGAAGCTAGAAAGCCAGGCGGTTGAGGCTATGAGTGCCGGGGACTTTGATAAAGCCCAAGAAATTGCGAAGAAAGCTAAAGAACTTAAAGATAACTTTAATAAGCCCGAATTCTATGACTATGATAGAGATTGGGTAGAATTTAGAGGCGTCGAAGACTCTAAATAGCCTTATAGTATTCATCAGATTTGATGGGTACTATTAAGTCTATTAAGACTAAATTAAGTAAATGAGGATTAACAAATGACTATAACTATTGAAGGGTCTTATAAGACCACTAAGACTACTATAACTATAGAAACTATAACTATATATACGAGTCGGCTTATAGGCAATAGACTATATAAGCTAAATGTGAATATTAACGGGTCCGTTCAAGACTTGTTAACTAAGATAGAAAGGGTTAGTAAGCTAGATGATGAGAATTATATAGAATTTGATAGAATTCGTCAGGAGGTTAATAGTGATTGAACAAATACTAAGTAGAGCTATCAAAGAGCTTGTTAAACTATTAAAATCTTAACTATTGTTGATAACGATAAATAACGTGTTGGAATTGTTGTTATTTATCGTTATTTATATACTATATATACTTTTTAAAGATTAAATATATAATATATACAATAAATACGTTAAATATCTATTAAAATATTATATATCAATAAAGTTACGTTTTATAACTAATATATAAAGATGTAGGCCCCCCCCTATATATGGTATATCTGATATACAATTTCCGATATTCCAGTATATTCCCGATGGCTTCCAACAAATTCCAACAAAATAAATCGTCTAGACCCAACTAAATTGCACACAGTTACACTAAATCTTAAAATTAAAAATTAGTTATGAAATTTAAGATTATTTTAAGATATATTAAGATATAATAAATATATTAAATATAAGGATATATTATGGATTATACCAAAAAGGAAAGGCAAACAACACTTTCCAAGCTACCTAAGAGAATTCTTACAAGAGAAGCCTTAGTAGAAAAACTAGGGGAAGCTAAGGTACAACAAGCAACTTACACACTCGCCAATGGTAATATAGTAATTAGATTAGTTAATCAGAATACTGACAACCGCATCGAGGCTTTGTATGGTACTAACACTCAGCTAGTGGATTACTTACAACAGTATAGTAATGTGGGACCTTTTAGTACTGAGTATGCTGGAGGACCTAGAAAACTTGACGTCTACCTGAGCAGAACTTTTGGGCAACTAGACTTAAACTTAGATGTTCTACCAGATATTGAAGAGGTGCCAATCAATGACTAAGCACTACTATACAATATTATCTAGTACAGAAGTCCTAGGAAAGACTATAACTAAAAAGGAAGTCTCCGCGCTATACCGAACTACTAATTGGAAGACATCCACTAACCAAGCCACACTACAAGAGATTATCGCGCGGAAAGAGCTTATAACAATACGCACTGATAACTTAATAGTTATTGACTTTGATGATACACCAACCTTCCACGAGGCGCTAAAGTATAACGAGACTCTAGCACCCAAATACCAATGCTCACTAATAGTTGCCTCGTCGCGGCATGGTGGACACTTGTACTTTAGTCCCAACCCTGATATAGAGCCTCCTATAGGGCACACAAAGCAGCAAATACTAGACTACTTATCAACAGAGAAACATAATGTTATAGCACCTACTGTGGGAGACTCAGGAAAGACTATAGTACATAACACACTAAGTGACAACGACAATGGTGGAGACTTAACTCAGTATTCACAGCCTTGGGACATATTTGTGTCTCATATAGTAATGTCAAATATACCAGAGAATGCAAAGAACATAGTTTTAAGGAGTGACACTAGTCATAGCGACGACAACATAGACTTCATAAAGCAGTATCTTAGTAATATCATTACTGACTACCAGTTTAATGAGTTTTATAATGTGCCATACCCGATACCACAAGGTGGAAGTAATGAGATATATAAGCGGGTTAGTACTCGATTAGCTTGTGATGAGACAATAAACTACGAGGACTATGTAGCTACGATGGTTAAGTTCAATAGTTTCCACGCTAGGAAAACTGATAGTGAGCTAGCCTCTGAGCACTTGAATAGGATGCGACCAGACTCTAATGGTACAAGTAGTAATGGCCTGTGGAAATACGACCCGGACAAACAAGTAGCTACATTTAAGGTGCAGCATAAAATGTATAAGACTACTATAAATTGCTTCTTTGATATGAACACTGGAGAGTACCTCGTTGCATACCCAGATACTGAGAGTACTCCGCACCTACATACACTAAAATCGAAGCAGATGTATCTGGAACTCTTGGAGAAATTAGCGAAGCTTGGCCCGGTGCAACGGAAGACTGATAATGTACCTGCTATAACTACACAAACAGATTATAGTAAGAGCTATGGTTATGATAAGAAATCTAATAGTTTTAACAAGGCGATAGTAGGTCCAACATTAGCTGCATTTTATGGTACTAAGCCAGAGAATTACAAGTACCCACAAAAACTCTTAGAATGTTGTAAGTATATGTGGGGAGATGAGTATGACTATTTACTAGCGAGTACAAAGTATAGATACACACACTTTAAGTTCTCTCCGGTGATTACGTTTTTGCAAGGAGCTGAGGGGTCTGGTAAGGACTTAACGATATCACTACTTACTAAACCATTTCCTATAGAGCCTCAGCTCTTAGATGCACAACTAGTTAATGATAAGCACTCGAACTGGCAGACTGAGCCGAATGCTATAGTCTCTGAGGTTGGTGACTGGAGAGAAATGGATGCCAACACATTACTAGCGAAGCTTAAGAGTATCTCGGGGTCTAACGGTATAGTAACATATCGTGGGATGCAGAAGACAGCTATAACAGTGCCCTCACTTATTAAGGTGTGGGTTACTGGGAATAAATGGGTGAAATTACATAGTGACCCAATGAGCCAGCGACGTATTCACATAGTTTATATGCCGAGACCACTGAATAGACTTTTGGGTGGTGAGTACACTGATAATGATATACACCACTTAATGAGTGAAGAGAGTCTACTAAACTTTTACTACTGGCTAGGAAATGAGTCTGAGTATAACATGACTTTAGATGACTATAAAGCTCCTATAAGTAGGCAGAAATCAGAGAGCTACAAAACATATATAGAAAATACACAAAGTGTTTCTGATACAGTTGCGCAGCTTTTGTATAGCAGAACATACAATAACTTGGTTAAGATATTTGAGATATATAATATGACTCTTGATGATTTAACTTGGAAATATAGTAGAGGAAATTTAGTACTTGCAACTGCTAGGCTTAAGGATGTGTTTGGTACCAAGAATGGTGGAGATATAATCAATAAGACTATAGATAGATTAACTAGTGAGAAAGAAGGCAACAAAAGACTCAAATTTGACAGGTCTATAGTAGAGAAATTTATCACTATATTCGAGGCGCCTCAGGATTTAGAATATTCTGAAATTTCGTCGGAAGATTTAGATATTTAATCTAATTTTAATAATTAATTCGTTATAATATATCATAACAAAGGAGATATAAATGAAAATCGACGAAACAGTAAGAGCAATTTTAAATGCTGAGGTCATGAAAGAAGATAGAGTCTTAGCTAAGGTAGAAGACCTAGTAAATTTAGTAGACTATCTTAATAATTTGAAGTTTAGTAATAATTCGCTACGACAAGATAAAGTAGAGCTTCAGAAAGCTATAAATAAGTTAGAAGATGACTTGGAACTAGCATTAGATAGTATTACGTATACTCCACTAGATACATTTGTATAAAGGATAATATAATGACAAAGGAAGAAGCAGAAGAAATAGTTAGAGACTGCTTACAGGGGCAAAGGTTTGAGTATGAGCAAGAGTTAAGGCTACGCAATGACTTTGACTATGCTCTAGACTATTTTAATATATCAAAAGACATGACAGTAGGAGAGTTTGCGAGAGCACTTAAAAAGCTAAAAAGCTACGGTTGGGGTATCTCAGCTGATGAGTTATTAGAAAGTATTTAGTATGGCACTAAAAATTAAATATACAACAGGTTTCGCGGGTACTGGTAAGAGTCATAAGCTAATAGAATTAGTACATTCACTACCATCTGATACTTTAATAGTACTAGCACCTACTCATAAAGCTTTGTATAGACTTAAGGAGCATCTTCCTGAGTCTACAGAGGTTAAGACTATACATGCTCTGCTAGGATGGATACCAAGTATTAATGAGAATGCTCAGCATATTAATCATATAGATACAACTATAAAGCTTGATAAAGAATTAAGTGAGTATGAGAATATAGTTATAGATGAGGCTGGAATGATGTCAGAAGATATGTTCTTTGAGATAGTTGGTAAGGTTGAAGAGTATGCAGTATTTGCCGAAGACTTTGATAAGGAAGTAACTATACATTGCTTTTTAGACCCTTATCAGTTACTACCTGTTAAGGGTCAGCAGATACAAACAGACCCAGAGACAACTGTGAATTTAACTACGCAATATCGTTCTGAAAGTCCTGATGTAGTTGCCTTATATACTAAGTTTGTAGAGTACTTAATAGGTACTAATACTAAAGACTTAAGCACTCCATACTCAGAAAATGTAAGGCCTTTAGACATTAGTAAATTTAAACGGGGTGATAGATTATTAGCTTATACTAATAAGGCTGTAGGGGAATGGAACCAGAAAATTGCTAAGCACTTAGGTATTAAAGGTTATATAGGGCAAGAAGTGCAGATAGGAAATATGCTAGATACAGTACTAGTAGTTGACTTTATCAGACCTTCAACTTTAGATTTAGTTGAGTGGTTTGAGAACGGTAAGTTGAAATTACAGAATGCTCAAATTTCTAAGCAATTTTTAGAGTCTTCTTTAAAAGCCTTAATAACTAATAAAAGCATACAATTTATTGAGTGTATGAATGGTTATGTATACCCTGTTATAGTTGGTATAGATAAAGCTAATTTGGTGTTAAAAGCAGCTAAGGTAAAAGCCGTTAAAGATAAGAAGTACTTTAAAGATGTTTATGCCTTGGGTAGAGCTTTTATTATGGATTATACATTTGCAACTACAGTGCATAAGTCACAGGGAAGCGAATTTGACGTTGTTTTTATTGATAAGACAGATATTCAAAAATCGATTTTTAATCATTTCTATGAGACTTATGCACGCCTTATGTACGTTTCTATCAGTCGTGCAAAACGTATAATCTATATATAATTTAATATAGATTTAATATTAAATTCGATATAATATATTTACATTTAAAGGATATTATATCTTTTAGATTAAATGGACTAATCTTCGTTTAATCTATATTATGATATAATATATTTACAATTAAGAGATACAAATCTCTTTGGCTTGCGAAGGCCATAAAACTATCTACATAAATTCGCCTGCCAAGGCACTTAAAGGATATAATATGGCAAGTAAAAAAGAAATTTTTGAAACAGTAACAAATGAGGTAACTGCATTATGTGATGAGCACAAAGTAGCAAACAAATTCCGTGAAGCATTGATGAATGTTTTAACTGATAATTTAGCACCGAAAGCTGCTGGAGCATCAATTAACATTGATGAAGTAACAAAGAAAAATGCTGATGGTAAAATCGCTGAAATTCAATGTTCAGTATCTGGTAAATTCTTACCTGCGACTAAAGAGTTCTTCTATGAAGATAAAGCCGGTAAAGGTATTGTTGGTCTTGATGGTTCACACCTTAAACGTCTTTCGCGTCAAGCTGAGAGCATTCGTAAACAGTATATCAAAACACTCGCTGCAACTGAAAAAGCAATTATGGCTGATGTTCTTGATGGCGTTATGACACCTGAAGAAGGTAAAGCTAAACTTGAAAAAGCTAAAGCTATTAAACCAGACTACTCTAAAGTAACTGCTGAACTTCCTGCAAAAGAAGAAGAGTAGATTTATAGGACTCTCTTTAGAGGGTCTTATTAAGTCTATCAAGGCTAACATGACCTCGGTGCTCAGAGGAATAACAAAATCTAAAACACGCTATAAAGGATAAAAAATGGCTGGAAGTAAAGTAAAAACAAAAGTATGTGATTTAAAGTATGTATTCATCACAGGTGAAGGTAAAAACCAAGCAATGCCAGGTGAGCCAGAACGTATGCAATATGTTGCAAGTGCAGTGATGCTTAAAGATGGTGAGGCTCATAAGTATTTACTAGAGCAAATCAATGCTGAGTGGGAAAAGTACAAAACACAGTATGGTGTTAAGGGTAAACCTAAAACTAATGGTATTAAAGATGAGTATCAGAAAGACCCTAGTGGTGAGATTGACCCAGAGACTGAAGAAGTTAGACGTATTCCTACAGGGAATGTCATAGCTACTTTTAAAACAAATACTAAGTGGCCTGATGGCAATGCTCAGGTTGTTAAGGTAAAAGATAGAAAAGGTAAAGACATTACTGCTGCTATCCAAGCTGCTGACTGGGCAATTGGCGAAGGTTCTAAAGGTATTATTCATGGTATTGCTATGGGTAACAATGTTGGTGGAACACATAAAGTTACATTATATTTAGCTGCTGTTCAACTAGCTAAACTAGTTAAGTACGAAGGCAATGACGTTGAGTGTGATGAAATTGAGGGTGAAGATATTGACATTGGTGATGAAGTAGGGGCTATCGACTCTACAGATACTACTGAAAATACTCCAGACTTATAAAATTTAGGCAAGCTTAGGCTTGTCTTTATTTTTATACCTTAGTTGCAATGCAATTGCATTAAATAATGAGTGAGGAAACACTATAAAACCAAAGGAAACTAAAATGTTTGATTACAAAGTAGTGGACTCATTAGATGAGATACACTTAAGAGAAGATTTACCTACATTTGGTGATATAGAAACTGATGGTTTATATATCAACACAAGACTTATACAACTTTATCAACCAGAAACAAATGATGAGATAGTCTATATCATAGATACAGATATTATAGACTTAGAAGATGCTAAAGAGTTCTTAAAGCCTCTCTGGACTATTTGGCATGGTGGAAGCTATGATTTTGGCACACTAAATATGACCACGGCAAGGTTTGATGATACACTTTATCTAGCTAGGACTGCATACCCTGAATGGCAAAAATTTGGCTTAGACGTTGTTGTTAGTAAGCTTGGCTGGGATAAACTATATGATGGCCTAGATAAAAAAGCTATGCAAAAAGGGGGATTTGTAAAGGGTGCTTATCTTAGCGCTAGGCAACTCAAATATGCTGCTACTGATGTTTATGCACTTGCACAAATCTGGAAGAATAAGCGGATACAAGTAACTCGTGAAGTCTTAGCATATAAAGTAGATATACTGAGTCTGAAATATAGTATTGAATACCAGCAAAACGGGTTAATAGTTGACCAACCTAGTGTTAGAAAAGAACTGGATGACTTAGTAGATATCATCGAAGCTAATTATGAGAAATTAAATGGGTTAAATCCTAATAGTCCTAAACAAGTTAAAGAGTATTTAGGTACTGAAAGTAGTAATAAAGAAACTTTAATTAAGCTTATCGCTGAAGGTAATGAGATGGCTAAAGTTGTGTTTGAACAACGCCGATTATTAAAACGCCGTACATTTTTAAATAGTTATAATTATCCCAGAGTTATAACTAGATTTAATCCTGCAGGTGCCGCAACAGGTAGATTTACTAGTACTGGCGGAGACTTACCTAGGGGTATAAATGCTCAACAAATTACGAGAAATCTCCAGTATCTTTTCAATAAAGATACAGAAGATACTGTAGTTGTACATGCTGACTATTCTACTGCTGAGCTTAGGGCTGGTTGTAGTATTATGAAAGATGAAGGAATGTATAAGCAGCTTAAAGCTGATATAGATTTACATAAAGTAGCAGCAACCTTGGCGCTAGGTGGAAGACCTGAAGATATAGATAAGGCAGGTAGACAAAAAGGTAAAGCAATTAGTTTTGGTTTTATTTTTGGAATGTCAGCACCATCATTTGTTGAATATGCTTATGTTAATTATGGTGTTATTTTTACACTAGACGAGGCTAAAGCTATTAAAATTGCTTATCAAAAACAATATCCTGGTATTACTAGATATGCTAAAGCTCGTTGGAATGATTATAAAACAGACTTTGTAACTACCCCATTAGGTCGTAGGAATAAAGCGAGACTTGGTACAGATGCTATTAACTATGCAACTCAAGGTTGTATAGCAGAAACAACAAAATTAGCTATACATTATTTATGTAAAGAGTTTCCAATAACTACTAAGTATATCTATAATGTAGTACATGATGCTATTTATATGAGAGTACCAAAAGGTGAAGAAAATATATGGGCTCCAAGATTAGTGAAAGCTATGAAAAAGGGGTGGACTGAAATGTGTAAGCGTCCTATGTTGTTCTATAAAGATATACCAATGCCAGTTGAAATTGAGTATAATGACTATAGTTCTGGTAAGCCAGTATACAAATGTATTGAGGAGTAAAAGATGAGTGATAGTTTAGATATGTTAACAGAAGATGTTGACTTGGATGAGATAGTGGATATAGATTTAGATATTGATGGTAAAGTGATGCCTGCGAAGAATGATAAGATTGCATTAATTGATGCCGATACAATAGCATTTACTGCAGCTCTTAATTCACAAGAGGAGAGTGAGATATTACCTAGAGAGTTTTATTCTGATGATGAATGGGAAGAACTAAGTAATCTAAATAGTTTTAACGAGCTCGATGGTACTTACAGACAAGCTAATGTTGAGGCAGGTGTAGAAAATGCTAAAGCTAAACTTCAACGTATACTAGATAAGACTGGCTGTAGAGAGGTATACTTAGTCTTTAGTGGACCTAATAACTTTAGATATGAGGTATTTCCAGAGTATAAGGCTAATAGAGATAGAAGTCTTACACCTGAAGGGCTTTCTGAGATTAGAGAGGAACTACTCAACTTATATCCAGGTAGGGTTACTGACGGATATGAGGCGGATGATTTAGTTGTTTATCTTAAAGAAAAAGAACCTGAGAAGTACATACTATGTGCAATTGATAAGGATGTATTAAATAGTATTGAGGATAAACATTTTAATTACTATGAGTCTGCTATATATAATATAGAGATGAAGTGGGTTGAAGTAGATAGACATACTAGCTTAATTTGGAGATATTTACAAACTCTTACAGGTGATAAGACGGATAATATTATTGGCTTAAAAGGTATAGGACCTAAGAAGGCTGAGAAGATTTTAGCTGGTTGCTTTAGTCATAGAGATTTATGGATAGCTGTTTGCGAGGCTTATGAGTCTAAAGGTAGAACAAGAGATGAAGCTTTAATGAACTTAAATCTAGTAGATATGAAGTTACTCTATGAATTAGAAGATGGTGGAGTTAAGATAGCTCTAAGAACACACGAAGAATTACTAGGAGAATAAGATGAAAGCATTTATAGGAACAAAGAGAATTAACGCAAAGCCAATGACTAGATTGGAGTACAATGAGTTTAGAGGTTGGACATTACCTACTGATGAAAATGGTGATGACGCTGGTATGCTAGTTGAGTATATAGACGGTGGAAAAGGTAATACTGAAGAGTTTAAAGGCTATGTATCTTGGTCCCCACTAGATGTATTTAACAGAGCTTATACACCAATTAAAGGTATGACTTTTGGAGAGGCTATTCAAGCAATGAAAGCAGGCCAGAGGGTTTGTAGAGCTGACTGGAATGGTAAGGGTATGTTTATATTTTTAGTTCCTGGGAGCACCTTCAAAGTCAATAGGGAACCACTACTTGGTATCTATAAAGAAGGTACTGAGGTTACTTATCAACCTCATGTTGATATGAAAACAGCAGATGGTCAAGTTGTTCCTTGGTTAGCTAGTCAAAGTGACATACTAGATACTGACTGGGAGGTTATATAATGACTAGAGAATACAAAAAGCTAGTTAATCATATATTACAGTATGGTATAGACCAAGATTGCCGTAATGGCTCACAACGAATTATACCACACTATAGTTTTACATTAGATTTTAGTGATGAAACTAAAGATAATCACATTCTAAAGCTCAGAAAGATGTGGTATACGGGTGTGGATGGTGAATTTAAAACATTAGTATCAAGAGAGCCTCTAACTAATGTTTCTCAATTTGAGGCTAATGGTTGTAATTACTGGAAAGACTGGGCGGCTGAAGATGGCAGTTTAACTTTAGACTACTATAATGAATTACATCCAGCACTAGATAATGTAATTGAGCAGATTAAGAGAGACCCTGAGAGTCGTAGGCATGTTATTAGTCTATGGAATAATGAACATGCTTTTGATGGTTCTTTATCTTTACATTGTTGCTGGCATAATCTAACATTTTCTGTAATAGCTGGAGTCTTGCATCTTACGTGGACTCAACGTAGTGTTGATACAATGATAGGTTTACCTGCGGATATTTATTTAGCAGCTATGTTTATGCACTTTGTAGCCTCGGCTTGTAATCTTAAAGTAGGCACTTGCATGTTTAGTTTATCCAATGTTCATATTTACAAAGAGCACTTAAAAGGTGCGGTAGAACTATTAAATAGAACTGAAGATGACTATGACAAAGTTTTAAAATTTGAATTGAAGGCTTGATATGATAGTAGGAACTATATTACTGACAAAGAGTAACAAGTATGTTGATGATGAGGGTAAATTACCCAAACGTCCTAAATTTGATAAGGAATTACTAGCAGGGATACTAGCAGGCAGACCTGTTAGTGAAGAAGGTTATAAACTATTACCTCAGTCTTTACAGGCTTTATGTTATACTTCTATAGCACCTCAAATGAGAGTACCTATAACTATTAGGGAGCTAGCGAAGTCTGAGCTATTAATAGTTTCACGAAGTCAGGAAGATTTTGAGGGCGGTAAAGAATTTAGACTAAACAATTTTAAATGTTTAGTAAAAGATAGAAAGGTAGAAATATGGATTACAATAAGTTAGCAATAGAAGAAGCTCAAAAATCAACATGTAAAAAGAGAAAAGTTGGTGCTGTTATAGTTGATGCAGTAGGTGGTGTAATGAGCAAGGGACACAATTTTCACCCAGACCCTATAGGATTATCAATAAATTCAAATATTTGTGAAGATGATGCAGGAAATACTAGGCCTGAAGTAATACATGCTGAGATGTCTGCGATACAGCAAATACCTGAAGAATATAGAACAGCAGCTAAGTATATTTATGTAACTCATCAACCTTGCGAGAATTGTCAGAAAGCTATAGATGCTATAGGACTAGAGATAATCTTAGTAGAGCAGTTTATGAAGTTTGACTCTGGGAAATTGAGATATAGCCTAGTACCTCCAAGAGCTATGAAAGAGATGGCTAAGGTATTAACATACGGTGCTAAGAAGTATAAACCTAACAATTGGCAGCAAGTTAATGACACTGCTAGGTATATAGATGCTCTGTATAGACACTTAGAAGCTTGGCGAAGCGGTGAGAAATTAGATGGTGAGAGTGAGCTAAGTCACCTTAGTCATGCTCTCACAAATATCGCATTTTTGATACATTTTGAAGATATAAATGATTAAAATAATCACATATCTCATCCAGGATTGATTAAAAATTTTCGCTAAGGTGTTTCATCATCTTATGATTTTAATCAATCCTGGAGCGATAATAATTATCAATTGAGATTAAACTAAATCTAATTTACGTTATGATATAATATATTATATCAAGAAAGGAGAATAAATGGTAAAGATACAGGACTATATAAGTAGTCAGCTGGAAGAAATAACTAGTATAGAACTAAAAGCTAAACTAGGAGTTTCTTTAAGTATGCTTAGCTCATATAAAAAGAGCTATAATCCTAGCCTAGAGGTAGCTAAAAGAGTCTATGAAATAGATAAAGTTGTTTTGCATCCATATGCAGAAGAGTCACTAAAATATGAATTGGAGAAATAAAATGACACTAAATGAATTACAAGCTAAGACATTACAATGGAGTGGTGATAGAGGTATCTTAGCAAATGGTAAGATTACAACACAAGCACTAAAATTGGGTAGCGAGATGGGAGAGCTGATGGATAATGCAGCTAAAGATAATTTAGAAGCTATGAAAGACGATATTGGTGATTGCCTAGTTGTATTAACTAACTTAGCTAATCTTGCTGGAACTACATTAGAAGAGTGCTGGGAAGTTGCTTATAATGATATTAAAGATCGTAAAGGCTTTCTAAATGCTAATGGTAATTTTATTAAGTCGACAGATAAAAATTATGAACAACTACTAAGGGATTTTGAGGGTACAAACCAAAGAGACCCTAAGTGTGTTAATATAGAGTATATAGATACCTTTACACAGAGCTTACTCTTTGATGACAATACGATTGAGATTATATCAGATAGAGAGTTCCCTATAAATTTCTTTGGTATGTCTAAGTCTTTTATTTTAAAGGCTTTAAATGATTAGGCAGTGTAAAGGCAAGATGCTAGATAAAGTTCCAACAAGTAAACTTATTCAGGATGGCTATTATATGTCAATTAAATATGATGGTAACTATTGTCAGATACATAAGATAGGAGATGCTGTAACTATTTATAGCTCTGGTAATAAATCTATAAAATTAGATGACTTAGAAGAGTATTTAGTTAGCCACAATCCTGATAATGATTTTATTCTGGAGGCCGAATTTATAGGTACTTCAGAAGGTAAACTAGGTGATAGAACTCAGTGCGGCATAATGACTACCTGGAGAATTAATACAGCTAAAGGCTTGTCTTGTAATGCATCAAATAATAGATTTGTTATTTTTGATATTATAGTGGGAGGCCTAGCTATTTTTGAAGAGAGATTACAAATGCTACAACACATTAATCTGCCTTGTAATTTACAAATAGCCGATTTTAGTCTAACTAATTTAGATATAGTGCAAAGCACGGCTAAACAACTATGTAAAGACGGGTGGGAAGGTGTTTTTCTTAAACATAAAGACCACACATATAGACCTGGTAAACGTGTTAATGATGCTATTAAAATTAAGATGAGGCCTACAGCAGACCTATTATGTATCGATATCGAGCCTGGAGAAGGCAAATATGTTGGTATGATTGGTTCATTAATACTTATGGATAGCAAAGGTAGAAAAGTTAGAGTGGGCAGCGGACTAAATGATGCCCAAAGAAGTAGCTTACATTCTAAGTTTTTAGATAAAGTTATTGAGGTAGAGTATGAACAAATTTTAGATACTTATATTCAGCCTACTTTTATAGCAGTTAGAGCGGATAAAACCAAAAAGGAGATAGACTAATGACGACTAAAGAAAAACAGAAGCTTAGAAAGAAAAGAAAGGTAAGACAAAATGATAGTAATAGATAATAGTAAAACAGTTGAAATGAATAATTTTAGTAGAAAATTATTAGAGTCTCATTACACTAGACCGAATGAAACTATACAACAGGCTTTTGCAAGAGCTGCAGTATGCTATTCTGATGGTGATGAGGCTTTAGCTCAGAGACTTTATGACTACGTTAGTAATGGCTGGTTTATGTTCGCCAGTCCAGTATTAAGTAATGCTATATTACCTGGTGAGAAACCTAAAGGTTTACCTATTAGTTGTTTTCTTACTTATGTACCTGATAGTATTGAAGGACTATGTGAGCATACAACTGAGCTAAGATGGTTATCAGTTAAAGGCGGAGGTGTTGGTGGACACTGGAGTGATGTTAGAAGTATGAATGAAATGACACCAGGGCCTATAAGTTTCTTACATACAGTAGATGCTGATATGACTGCTTATAGACAAGGTAAAACTAGGAGAGGCAGTTATGCAGCATACATAGATATTTCACATCCTGACATAATTGAGTTTATTAAAATGAGGTTACCAACAGGGGATATTAACAGAAAAAATTTGAACTTACATCATGCAGTAAACATTTCAGATGCTTTTATTAATGCTGTAGAGTATGATTTAGACTGGCATTTAATAGACCCGCATACTAAACTAGTTACAGAAACTATAAAAGCTAGGGAATTGTGGGAAACACTACTAGAGACTAGATATAGAACTGGGGAACCTTATATCAACTACTTGGATGAGGCTAACAGAAGATTACCTAAAAAGTTCAAAGATAAAGGGCTTAAAATACACGGTAGTAACCTATGTGGTGAAATACACTTGGTAACAGATGAGAAACGGACTGCAGTATGCTGTTTATCTAGCGTAAACTTAGCTAAGTATGATGAATGGAAAGATACTCAGATGGTACAAGATTTAATAGTTATGTTAGATAATGTTCTGCAGTTTTATATAGATAATGCACCAGATGAACTGCACAAGTCAGTCTATGGGGCTAAGCAAGAAAGAAGCTTAGGTCTAGGCGCTATGGGATTTCACGACTATCTACAAAGTAAAGGTATTCCTTGGGAGTCCTCATTAGCTATATCTATTAATAGGCAAATCTTTAAACATATTAAATCTGAGGCAGTTAAAACTACTGAGAAATTATATGATACCAAGGGGGGCTGTAAATTAGCAGAGGTTGGTAGACGGAATGCACACTTATTATCTATAGCACCTAATGCTAATTCTAGTATTATTTTAGGCTGTTCAGCATCTATTGAACCAAGGGTATCTAATTGTTATACTCATAAAACAAGAGTTGGTAGTCACCTAGTTAAAAATCCAGTACTTGAAAAACTAGTTAAGCACAAGTGCTCAGTTGAAGGTGTAGTAAGTGAAGAAGACATCTGGAATGACATACTAGCTAATGATGGTAGTATTCAAAGCTTAGACTATTTTACAGATGATGAGAAAGAACTATTTAAGACTGCTTATGAGTTAGACCAACGGTGGGTCGTAGACATGGCTAGGAGTAGACAAGAAGATATTTGTCAAGGTCAAAGTGTTAATTTGTTCTTCCCTGCTGGTACAGATAAAGAGTATTTTAATGCTGTTCATTTAAGAGCATTTAGTTGGAAAGGTGATTTTAGACCACTTAAAAACTTGTATTATTTAAGAACTGAAAGTGGTAGAAAGACTGAAAAAGTTGCGTTGAAAGTGCAAAGAGATGCACTGCAAGACGGAGTTAATGAAACATGTTTAGCATGTGAAGGATGATAAATGAGTAATAAACTAAATATCTTTAAAGAGAGTAAAATCTATAAGCCTATGCAATACCAATGGGCTGAGGATTATAGACAAGAGTCTGAGCAAATGCACTGGGTTACTGATGAAATAGACTTTAATCAAGACTTAGTAGATTTTAGAGAGAAACTAAGTGCTGATGAGCAGGAGTTTGTTAAGTCTATATTGAGTATTTTTACTCAGTCAGACTTTGCTGTAGCTAATTACTACGTGGACTTCCTACTACCCAAGATTAAAAATAATGAAATTAGAGGTATGTTATCTAGTTTTAACTGTAGAGAGTGGGAGCATCAAAGAGGTTATGCTCAGTTAAATGAAAGCTTAGGTTTGCCTGAAAGTTATTATACAGACTTTTTAGAGCATGTTGCTACATTAGAAAAATGGAATTTCTATAAAGATAATAAAGGGTATTCAGATAACTTTGGGTTATCTGTAGCTAAACAAGTTGGTACAGAAGGTATAGCATTATTTGGTGCTTTCATTATGCTAAAGAATTTTGAGAGGCATGGCTTACTGATGGGTACTTGTAAAGTTAATGAGTGGAGTTTAAAAGATGAAACATTACACGTTGAAGGTAATTCTAAACTCTTTAGAGTTTGGGCTAGCGAAAACTCTAAAGAAGTAGGGAATAGTTTTAAGAAGAAAATTTATGACATGATTAGGGAACTAGTCGAGTTGGAGTGTAACTTTATAGACTTTGCATTTAACAAGCATGAAGTTAGAGACTTAAACCCAGAAGATGTTAAGTTATATATTAAATATATAGCTGACAGAAGACTATTACAGCTTGGGCTTAAGTCTGAATATAAAATAGAGACTAATCCATTACCTTGGTTTGACGAGTTAACTAATGGTAGTAGTCTACAAAACTTCTTTGAGGGTCGCTCAGCTGATTACGATATTGCTGGACTAACTGGGGAATATAAATATGGCAACTGAACAACAAATACAAAAGAAAATCTTAACGATGCTAGAGCAGGATTATGATGCTTACACTACTAAGGTAGTGACTGCATCTAAAGCTGGAGTGCCTGATATACTATGTTGTATTGAAGGTAGGTTTGTTGCTATAGAAGTTAAGAAACCTGAGAGTAAAAATAATGTATCTAAATTGCAGGAGTATAATCTAACTAGGATAGAGCAAAGAGGCGGTATTGCTATGGTAGCTTGGAATACAGGAATGGTAAAAGAATTATTAATGGAGGCAGGATTATGAGCAGAGAAACAGGCTTAATTCAGTTAGCTAGTTTACAATCATTGAGTACACTTAATGAAGCTATAAGTAAACTATGTGAAGAGATAGCTATACTAGAAGACGAGCGTGATGAGTATAGACGTAAGTGGCTAGAAGCTGCTAAATGTGAGAGTACTTATGAAAAACAAGATATCAAACAAATATCTAATTAGGTTACTAATTATAAATACAGTTATATGTGAGCAGATTATCATCTGGTATGATATCTGCCACTGGTAAGAAGGAAAATAAATGATTACACCATATCCCCACCAAATTGAAAAGGCAGAGCAATGTTGGAATATATTAAGAAAAACTGGTTACGTTTATTTAGCAGGAAAACCAAGAAGTGGAAAGACTCTAACAGCACTTTTAATTTCAGAGACCTCTACAAATATAGAGAGTGTTCTGATTTTAACAAAGAAAGCGGCAATACCTGGATGGGAGAAGTTTCTAATGGGAATGACCCTCAAACACAAATATCACGTCACAAACTATGAACAAGTAGGTAAATGGGATAATGCAAAGAGAAAGGCAAACCTAAAGTTAAATCCTGAAGATTACCAACTAGTTATTATAGATGAGTCACATAATCTAGGTACTATAGGTAAACCTTCAGGCAGATATAAAGCTATTAAATCGTTATGCTATAATATACCACATATACATTTAAGTGGTACAGCTATAGTTGAGTCACCTAATAGCATATATCATCAAATGAGTATATCCAAATATAATCCATTTAAGTTTAAGAACTTCTATGAATTCTTTAGAAAATATGGTAAGCCTTACTATATTAAAGCAGCAGGCAGAGAGATAGCACAATATGACAGATTTAAGCCGGAATTACTAGATGAGATTAATAAATTTACTATTTATATGACTCAAGAAGATGCTGGGATATCTAAAGATTGTATGGCTGCGGATAAGGTGCATTATGTTGAGCTAGATGATAAGACCAAGAGATTATATAATGTTTTACAAGAGGATAACATAGCCGAAGTATATAAAGGTTGTACTATACACAATGAACCTAGTATATGGAATAATTCTCAGGAAGTTTATGATTTAGTCTGTGATACAACTATGAAGCTAAGAACTTCTTTACATATGTTAGAGTCAGGTATAGCTAAAATAGAAGATAAATATATAGATTTAGGTAATAATGAGAAAATAGACTATATCTATAGTACTTTTGGGGATACTGAAGATGTTGGTATTATGTGTCACTTTGTAGGTGAGAGAATTAAATTAGAAAAAAGGTTTAAAAATGCAAAAATTTATAGCAGTTCGTCACATGCTGAAGGTGTTGACCTTTCTCATCTTAAGCACTTTATTATACTTAGTTCTGATTATTCAGGCAGCAAGTTTATACAGCGCCGTGACCGGATCGTCAATATCAATGGTAGTAACACCACAACAGTTAACCATATCTTGGTAAAAAATGCTATATCAGAACAAGTATATAAAAAGGTGAGTAAGAAGGAGGACTTTAATAACTCGACATATAAGAGGGAGACTATCTAGTCTCTGTCTTTTGCTTGTTTATTGAAGTCATTAATCCAATAACGCCAAGCGCTGGTACAGCACCCTTTATAGTTTTTAGATATATTAATTTAGTATTATGGTATTTATTATACTGAGTTTTAAACATTCTTATAATATCCTCGTCGTCAAGTATCCCGGCATCTCTTTGCCGTCTAAAACTATCAGATAATCTATATCTAAGTATAGCCTCATCGATTGTTTTATACTTATATTCTTTTGGAGTATAATTAAAATTATAAGGTTCTATAGAAAATACTTCTAAGGCCTGACTAGGTTTTAAAAGCACTTCATCTTCAAAATCAGAAAACTCGGTAATATCTCTTAAGCCATCACCTCTACTATCTAAGATTTTAAATAATACAGGATTATCATTATTAGTAAGACCTCTATCTATTATAAAATCTTCAGCCATACCTTTATCTTTACTAGTAGAACCTATAAAGTTTAACTTAAATCTTCCACCAGGCTTTAACTTACTAAATTGCTCATTAGTTAAAGCAGTACCTCTGTAAACAAAGCCTTTATACTTTGGCAACCTTTCTAAATTTTGTTCTACAATTTTGTGTAATTCTTTATCATTAGAATACAAAGCTTGGTTTATTTCTTTTGAAGACATCACATAATTTTCCAGGAAATTATCTAATTCTTTATATCTCTCTAAAGCTTCTTTCATTAATTTACTGCATTTCATTATTCACAATCCTTACTCAATTCTTTAATTTTATTTTTTAACCTCTTGATGTATTTCAAGCTTATTAGCTAATGGCAGTAATATGGCTGCAGATAACAAAGAAATAGTTGCTTTATTACGTCTATTTCTTGTAGCTGTTAGCTTGATTATTACTAAATCATCATTACTTCTATTTATACTATCTACTATAAAAGCTGTATCAGGTTTTATTAAAACTTCTGTTTCTGCTGGATTAACATGAGTTAAATCATATTGTGGCACATTAGAATTATCTATCTCATATCTAACCTTTATCTTATCTGGGTGTTTAAGTAGTCTCTTAGCTACTATCGAAGAGAAAATATCGTTCTCTTCTGAATTCACACTAGTTGCAAAAGGAAAAGTATTAGTTGTATAGTCTCCAGCTTTCAGTCTATTAACTAAATCTTTATCTATCATACCTATTCTAGAGGTAGTACCTTTATAGCTAGGTGTAACAGATTTGAAAAACTCATCTAACTCTTTATGCTTACCAGTTTTTAAATATGCTTTAACTATAGCTCCACTGTGTTTAATCCAATTATATACTGCCTGTAACCCATAGTCTTTATCCGAAACTTTATCTTCTATACCCTCTAAAGCCTCTTTTAGCAATTTACTACATTTCATTATTTACAGTCCTTTAGCATTTCTTGTACTTTTAGCTTATAAATTTTTTCTACTTCTTTAGGAGGTAGTTTAACTCCATAGTCTTTATTAATACGTTTAACTATTTGATCTACTTCAGACTTAATAGTTTTTTTCAACATAGTCATATTACTTGATAGCTCATCAGCTTTCATTCTATCAGATGTTGATTTAATAACATTATTAAATCGTTTACTATTTAATAATTTCGAAGTTTGATTAATTATATCATTACTATAGTCTTTGCCTAGAGCTTCTTTAACCATTTTAGTTTGAGCATCATGTAAAGTAACTTTAGTAGCATCTGTACCTACTGTGCCCTCAGGTGTACTATAAAGAGGTTTAACATTAGTATCTCCTGTAATCTTAGCTTCAGGTTTATAGTCTATATGCTTTATCGCTTGTTCTTTTTTCATCTCCTCTTGAAGTTTTGCCACATATGCTGTACCTATGTCATCTTTAACACTCTGAGGTAATTTCTCAAAAGTTTCACTAAGCTTAGCTGATAGTGTAGGGCTTCTAAGAACTTCTTCTAAAGTATCTAATTTTCTTAAATGTTTTGCTTCAGCACTAAAAGGTACATGCTTTCTAATCATATTAGCCAGTTTATTTATAACCCATACTGCTGCTTTACCTTCAGCAGTAGTTGCAATAGATGCTCCTTCGTGGCCAATATTAGTATTTAATACTCTCATAGCATCATCAGTTTTAAAAACAGTTTGAAACTCATTAACTATATTTTGTAATCGTTTACCTTCAGCAGTAACAAAACCTTTATTTCTAAGGTTTTTACTTATAGTCTTCCAGGCTTTGTCCTCTTTAAGTGCAGAACTAATAATACCTTTTTCAAGCTCTTCGGTTTTATCTTTACCAACTAAAGTAACTATATTAGTAAAAGTGTCATCACCAGCATTTACTTTAGATAATTTAGCCATTACTTCTTCAGGAGTACTCTTAGGGTTACCTTTAAAGGACTTACCCTTAGCAGTAGCAATTAAGTTACCTAATTTTGACTCTCTTACTGAAGCCATTTTACTATACAGAGTATTAGTTTCTTTCCATAATTTGTACTGGCTTTCAGTAAGCACATCTCTTAATTGTGTATCAACAGCTTTAGACACTTCAGACCATTTATGTAGTGTTTTACCTTTACTACGTCTTATTAACTTATTAATAATAGGCATAGCCTCTACTAAATCTTTAGAGTTAATATAGGGGTTATCTTCACCAATTAAATTTCTAAGCTCTTTGACATCTCCCGCTGTAGCTTCATCCAAAGCTTCCCAAGGCTCCATTTCAAATCTCTTATCTACAGGCACGGAACTAATCTGTTCTTTTACTTCCCCGTATTTTTTACTTACATCAGTATAGGCATTGTCTAAGTCATCTGCAAAATTTTCTACATTAAAATTGCTTTTAGCTAATTCTTCAACAGACTTTTTAGTTTCTTTAACTCTCCTATTCAAGTTTTTAACAGCCATAGGGTCATGAGCAATTTCTCTTTTTAAAGTAGCTCCCTCATCCCCTAAGCCATCAACTAGTGATTTGACTTTGTTCTCTATACTATTAGACTCACCAGTAGCCTTTCTCCATTCGACAAAGTTTTTCTCTGCTGTAATAGGGTCTACATTATACTGCTCTAACATATAGTCATAAAGTTTCTTTACTTGGGTCTTATCTAGTTTATTTAAAACTGCTTGGACTCCGCCACCAATGCCGCCACCTAGCATCATAGCTATACCAGTATCTAAACTATCTCTATCTGCTCCTATACTAGATGCTCCAGCTATAGAAGCTTCTCTAACTGCTACGCCAGCTGCTGAAGAACCAGCAGATATTCCACTAAGTAAAATATTACTAGCTATTTCTCCTACTAAGGCTGGGCCTTCTAAGCCTTTGTCTTTAATAATAGCTTCATTTTCTTTAATCCAGTCATCAGTAATTTTAGATTGCTCATTTGTTAATTTGTTATAAACACCTTCACCTAAGTAAGCTACACCTAAAACTGGCCTTATAGCACCTCTAGCAAGTCCTGCTTCACCCATAGCTGTAAGCTCACTGACATCAGCTACAGCATGTGGATTAAGGGTCTCTCCTTGAACTATAGTTTGAGCATTGTCTTTACTGTCAGTAAACTGTGTACTATCTATAACAGAAGGACCAGGAGTAAATAGATCTTCTTGTATTTCGCTATGTACCTCTTGATAATCATCTGGCTTTAAATCATTGATATTAAGTGGTTTACTATCAACCACCTCATAGTCTTCAGGTTTTAAATCATTGATATTCATTATCTACCTCCTTGGCTAGGTCTACCAGCTAATTGGTTCATTACTTGGCCTTGTTGCATTTGCCCATCTAGTTCACCTTGTTGCATAGCTTGTTGCTGGTGTGGCTGTAGCATCTGAGCAGTTTGCTCTAATATACTAGCTAACTCAGGACTATATTTAGATTTAGTATTCTTAATACTTAGTCCAGCAGCTTGGAAGTAACCTTGTGGATTAACTTGACTAAGTAAGTTACCAACAGGTCCATTCATAAACTGCTCAAATAGTTGTCTATTCTGTTCTTCACTATCATTAAAACTAACAGTATCGATAGCTATATCAGCTTTAGAAAAAGCTATATCAGTATCTAACGTTGGAATAGGTGCCATAACGATATTACCATATTCATCTTTGAGTTGTTTACCACTTGCTGGGTCTTTAACTTCTTCAAAGACTAACCTAGTTTGAGGCTGACCTGTCTGTGGGTCAATCTGTCCTGTAGGTAATTCTAGTGGCTTATTTAACTCTACCCATTTATTACCTTCATAGTTATCACTAACTCTAATAATTTCATGGGCAGTAAAGTATTGCTTAATAAGGTTAACTATATCCCAACCTAGTAATCGGTAGAAATTTTCTATTTTACTAGTACTATATCTTTGTGCAACAGCTGAAGCATTTTGTTGTAACTTAACCTTAGTACCACTATCACTAGCGTAAGCCATGCCTAAGAAAGCATCATTAATACTAAGTACTCTTTGTATTCTATCAAGTCCCTTGTCAATAACAGTATATTGGTCAATTACCTCTCTAGTTAATGACTCAACTCTAATACCTGCTAAATCTTTAACAGGGATAATAGCATTAACTCTATTAAACTGGTCAGTAAAATCAGCCAGGTTTTCTACCGCACCATCTTCAACAAAGGCTTTCTGTGTATTTACCATTAACTGGATTTTAAGTAGAGCTTGATTAATAGCTTTTTGAGTCTCAATAACTTCTCTAAATAAACCATAAAATTCAGCTCTATTACTAGTGTTTAGTTTCTGAACTCTATAAGGCATTTTAACTTCTTTGTAAGTTATTTCTTCCTTACTAAGTATTTCATCTTGACACCAATGGACACTCCAGGTTTTATCTCCATCTTTAACTATAGAATGTACTATTAAATAGTTATCAAAGCGTTTATACATACCTTGAAATTCAGTAGTATAAGTATAGCTAAACTCTGCTTCATCTATATTCAGGTGGTTATAATAAGCATCAATACTATTACGCTTAGCTTTACCATATAACCTATCAACATCTTCTTGAGCTACCCATTTAAATCTATGAATATACTTAGCATCAGAATAATCATCTAATCTACTCATAGGGTCTAAAGCTATTTCTAAACTAGGTATATGACTAATGTTAATCTTATAGAGTGGTCTACCAAACTCATCTTGCTCACCAGTTTTCTCAACATCAACATAACTACACATAAGACCTGTTAAGATATTATCTAGTTTAATCTTATCACCCTCAGCACTAAAGTTATTAGTTCTAAAGACATAATCAACAGTATCTTGTATCACTGCAGCCGTCTCTATACTGCTCTCTTTCTCCGGATTAATCTTAATATTACTAACTATAGTAGAATAGTAGCCTACTAGCATTCTAGCAAAGAGTTTTATAATATTAAAGGTTTCTGCTGGCTGCCCTCTATTAGCTAATACATTTAATTGCTCTTTAGTATATTGTCTATTATGATATAAGTCTAGTACATTTAAAGCTTCATTACGAGAATCTTCAAAGACCTCATAACTTATTTTAAAAGAGTCTTTAAGATTTTCTATTGTTGGCTTCATTATTCAGTTACCTCCGTCATATTGCCATCAGCATCTACATTATAAGTTTTGCCTTGGTAAATTACTTGTTTTACTACCTCTGATTTAGTAGTAGCCTGTGCTTCTTGCTGAGATAAGCTATATTTTTTAGCAGAATAAGGAGCGTACTCTTGTATAGCTTTGGCAGCTGTTTGGTTTTGTTCTGCTAAACTTTCTTCAAAAGCTTTAAGAGAATTTCTTACATACTTCTCATCATCTAAATTTCCACTCATCATTAAATCTTGCAAGAAGGCTCTTTCATTATCTGATGCTGCTGTACCAGAACGACTAAGAATATATGTAGCTAGAAGTGCACCGCCCTTAGTTTTAAAAATCGCATTATCTACAGTCGTCTCATCCTTAATACCAAACCACTTATGAAGTTTGTCTTTTGCAGCTTGTATAGCATTTGTATTTATTTTCTGTGCTGGTCCTTTAAGAACTTTATCTATGTTAGTAGCTAGCTGATAGTTAACATCCATAGTTTTAATGTTTCTATTAACTAAATCATATTTAGTCTTATCAGTTTGTTTAAGGGATGTTAAAATATCTATCTCAGCATTAAAAGCTTCTTTTTCTTTTGGCTCTTTTATATTAGCTTTAGCTTTAACAGTAGATACATCAGCATTTTCTCTATTTGAACCTACACCCTCACCCTTAGCATTTACAAATTTTGCCATAGCTTCTTGGAATTGCTCAGGAGTAGCATTAGGATGTGCTTGTTTAAATGCCGTTGTATATTGTTCTAAGGCGTCTCTTCGTGAATTACTTACAGGAGGCTTTTTTATATTTAGATAATCCATATAAGTTTTATCTGGATTTTTAACTAACCAGTTTTTAGCATCTTCAGCTTGTACTTCATTAATGGAGAGCTTTTTACCTATGTTAGCAAGTTGATTTTTCATATCAACATAGGCCTTAAATTTATCTGATGTAGCTCTATTTATATAACCAGTATGCTGTATAAAGTCATCTAAACTAGTAAGATGCCCAGCATCTGTCATATAAAAAGCTCTATTTATACCTTCTCTAGCCCCCTTATCCTCTTTAGCTAATTGGATACTTTGTTCATCTAAACCAGCTTTTTGGAGTTGCGCCAAGTCTTCTTTATTATCCCAATCAATAGGTCTAATAGAGCTAACACCATAGTTTTTCTGCATTTTCTCTAGTATTACAGGATTAGTTTTTACAGTTTTATTAAATGCTTCATAGTTACCATTGGTAACCAATTCATCAGTAGCTAAGTCTAAATCTTTTGCAGCCATTTGATTTTGTATCATATGTAGTTGCATTTGACTTAAGCTATTCTGGTCTCTTAAGGCTCTAATTTCTTCCTCAGTTTTACTGGTTTTAGCATTATAGTCATTAATTTGTGCATTATTTAGACTAGTTTGTAGTTGCAATTGTCTACGTAGTACTTCTTTATCTTCTTTAGCTCTCCCACTCATACCATAACCTAATTGTGAGCCTATTTTAAACCCTTCACTTAAACTCATTTAGTCCATCCTTTATAACCAGAGTACATACCTGCTGCCATACCTACTACGCTACTAGTGTTTTTCATATTAGCTGCACTTAATTGACCTTGTAAAGCTGTTTGTTGTCCTGCTATTTGAGCATTTTGCCCTGCTAGATTAACTGCAGCATTAACTCCATTATTACTAACCTGTGCATTAGTTCCTAGCATTTGAGTTCCTTGTCCTAAGCCTAAGCCAAGAAATTGCATTCTTTTATTAATAGCCTCGTCTGCTGCACTATTTCTGACAGCACTTTTTTGAGCTGCTTCTCCTCTAGCTAATTGAGTCAAACCTTGAGCTTCTAGACCACTAGTGCTTAAACCTCTTTGTGCTAAACTTCGAGTTAGCTGCTTTTCTTGCTGGCTATATTGCTGGTCTATTTGAGCTAGTTTATTAGCTATTACATCTGAAGCATCATACTTCATATAGTAATCATTTATTTGTTCTTGCAGAGTACCATAGATATCTTTCCAGTCCTCATACTGAGCCCTCTGAAAAGCTAACTGGTCTTTAGACATAGCTAAACTTTCTTTACCTAGTGCAGCTTGATTTGCTGAGGCCCTAGCTGCATTTTCTGCTGCTTGCCTTTCGCCTTTATGGTTTGTTAGTCCTACTGCATCAGTAATACCACCTACTATACCACCCATTATAACTCCTTATAATATTTAATTTCTACCGGTTTAGCTTTATAATGTAAGAACATTTTATTAGATTGCTCTGTAACACTGAGAGCTAGCCAACCCTTGTAACCAAGAGTTTTTATATACTTCTCAGTATCATTTAAAAACTGTTTTACATAGTATCTATATTTTTTATCTACGTACATAGAATTAAAATTAAATAACTCATGCTCTCCGTAGCCTAATATAAAGCCAACTAAATTTTTATTTTTATATAAACCTAAAGCTAAACTATTAGGTTTCATAAGTTCTTCATTTAATAGTTTAGAAGATATAAAAGTACTATATCTAGTAGGCAATTCATTTTGATATAATACGTAGAATTCTAAAAGTTTTATATACTCAATGTCTTCAATTTGTTTAATCATAATTAATTATATCATAATTAATATTAAACTAAGTTTAAATTATATTAGCATTTTTTAGTGTATCTATCAAAGTATCTATTTTATCACTAATAGCTTGTACTTCCGCTTGAGTGGGGGGGTCGCTAATAGCTTGATTTAGTTTATCTATACTATCTTGTTTAGGATTATTAGTTGTTGTCCCACCCTCGGTAACAGTGCCCGAGGCGGTACCAAAGTTTTTATTGAAAGCTGTATTTTTAGTGATTGCTGGCTCTGCAAATGCTTCAACATATTTAATATCGGGAATTTCATTACTACCTGAAGTAAATGTTTTATCATCATTATAACTAATTTTATTAGTATAATCTCGCGAACCATCCAATTTACTAAAGGTTAGATTTTCTTGGAACAACTCTTCTACTAGTCTTTGTAATTTAAGTGTATTATTTTCAATAATACTATTAGATACAAAAGCACTATCTCCTCTATGACCAAAAGCAATATCTAATTGTAAAACTAATTTATCTAAAAATCTTCTTAGTTCTAAATTATTATCTATGTTTTGAGGCAGCTGTATAAAGCTACCTTGCTTATTACCTACCATTTTGTCTTCCTTCTACTATATATTCTAGTTCTAATAATTCTCCAGTACCAGAGAGCTTAAATTCTACATAATAACCTCTTCGTAATTGTTGTGGTATAAGAACTTCTTTAGTATCAGTATTAATGTCTTTAACTAATACTAAGTCGCCATCTATATAAATACTTAATTGTAAATTACCTATGCAATTTAAATAAAATACTTTATAATTTTTAAGGTTAGATATTTGTCCATCAGCAAATTTAGGGGATTTATATACTAAGGATTTATTTTCACTACTTGTAGCTAGACTATATAAATTATTATTTTTAGAATAATATAAAATGTCATTATAAATGCATAACCCTTCAACTATAGTATCTATATGTCTAAAGATAGTACCAAATCTAAAATCTGCTAGTAAGATACCATCAGAGTATGCTAAATAATAGACATCATCATATACTATAGCATCATAAATGGTTGTAGGAACATAGTTTTTACCTAGTTTATCCCTGCTAATAACTTGTATTTCAGCACCATTAGATACACAAATACCGTCTGAGCTTATCCAAATTAAGCTATTGTTAGCATACTGGATTGACTTATGGTCTAAACAACCTTGGTTATTATTTAATAAATATTTACTAAGAGTATCCGGTGTAGTCCCTGTAATTATATAAGTCTTAAATTCTGTAAAAACTAAAAGGCCATTAGGTACTGGGCCTATACCTGTAATTGTATAATCGAAGTCTATAAAATTAAATAAGCTCCAGCTATCTACATAAGCAACATCACTATAGTATAACTTATCTTCTTTAGCCCCAAAAAACATAGCATTATTTTCTGTAAGGTACTTCAATCCCGTTGGAGCAGGGGCATTATTAAAGGTATCTAATACATGCCCACTAATGCTCAAGTCATCTATATTATCTGTGTAAGTTTGATTGCTGTTATCTAGTTCAGTGACTAATTGCATACTATTTAAATTACCACCAAGTCTATACAGCCTAATGTCAGTTACTTGTATATCTGTAGAAGCTTCTACAGATATATCAACTTGCTGGTCTACTACGATAATTTCTGCACTATATCTTGACGGCTCAGACTCAGTACCATCATTAGCATTATAATAAGTATAGCAATATTGTAAGGTACCATTTAAAGTACCCTCTGTGGTATTTAACACTATGTCTGGAGCATGCTTAGGTTTTTGTATACCAAGATTATACCATGTTACTCCATCACTAGACTTCTTAGGCTGAGCTATACCATCAGAATAATATAGCTTAGCTTGAAACTTTTGATAAGTCTTACTAGTACTAGAGCTAATCCAAGTATCGTTAAAATTAATCATATACCTATAAACTTCTTGCTGTTCGTCAGTATCCTGTTTTATAGGTCTTAATGAAAGACTAGAATTATCTATATTAATATATTCTTGTGCTTCACTAATAGAGATTAAGTGTGGTGAAGTACGTATATTTAAACCTCCACTAAAATTATTTAATTGTGCCATTACTTATCCTTTATTAAATAGTATTATCTTATCTTCATTTCTCACATCAATATGCAACCAACTAACGCCTAGCTCAATACCTTTAATGTAAGGAAACAAATCCTTATTGTCAATAATGTAGTTCCTGACTTCTTCTGCGCTGTAGTGACTAAACACTGCATCAATCGCATTTGCATAAGAGTGCTGGCTTCCGTATGAGTAGTATTTACTTTCAGGCGTTCTTATACCGCTCCACTCTCTGCTACCTCCCCAAAAGTAGTTATTGATAGTCATTGTTCCGAGATTGAAGTGTTCTTTTAGAGTATCGATGCTTTCTATAAGCCGAACATCGACATACCGCCATGCTTTCTCTCCGTACTTCTCAAACATCTTCTTAGGTACTAATTCGTGGATTTTGAAATATTTAGACTTCATCTCTTATTTTCCTTTATAAACTTTAATTGATTTTTCAATGCTTCTACCAACCACATAACCACCTAATCCGAGCTTTAATAAACCCCACATATCAGGCGGAATAGTTAAAGTAATTGCTTTGCCACCAAATAATGTAATATAAGGGTATAGGATATAGTTATTAGCAATAATAAAAACAAAAGTGAGCATTGTAATTGGTCTCCAGTTTCTTTGTAACCAGCCCTCACCGTTAGCTTCTGCTTGAATGATTTTGCTTTGTTCTTCAATAATTGTTTTAGAGTACTCATTCAATTCCCTATTCATTTCAAGTTGATAAGCTTGAATACCCGCTTCTAGTTTAGCCTTTTGTTCAGGTGTCAAATCCGGTGGAAAATAGCTTTTAAACAAGCTTGTTCCTGCATCTACTACCTTACTAATTAAAGTTCCGACTACTGGTATCATTGGTTAATCCTTTTATGCATAAGTTCTCTAACATCTCTAATATTTCTTTCTAATAAAACAGATATCTTAGAGTTTAGACTATTCATCTCATTAAAACCTTGTACTACATAAGTTCCAAATGTTATAGAGTAAAGTATAGTTATTCCAGTAGCCCATCTAATAGTTGCAGGAGCTACAGCAGCAGCATCTTTCTTCTCTAATTGTTCAATACTCATTCTATGTTCTTCTACTAGTCCCACAAGTCTTGTAACATCTCTAGTAAGCGACTCTACATCTTTGTGCAATAGTCGGACACTATTACAACCGTTCTCATCTTTTTGTATTATGTCTATTTCATCAACTCTTTGATGAAACCGCTTAATTTTTTCTACTAAGTCTTTATCCCGTCTAGCAAAAGCTTCTTTAATGTCTCTATCCATTGTTTCAAGTTTATTAGTAAATATTGCTTGTTTAGCTAAATATTTACTAATATCCTTTAATTGCTCATTAGTTTCAGTTTGTGCTACTATTAAATGCTCTACACTCACTACTAATGATTTGATAGTAGCTTTTTGCTCTACTATATCTGTATCATGTCTAGCTAGTAAATCTCTCATTGCTTCATCTGTCATATTTATACCTAATTTTGTGGTAAAGTCTTACAGCCTTAACTGCTAACTTTCTTCTTAATGTATAGCCAGCTTCTATAAACATTTGCTCAAACATATCATCCGCTAACCTGTACTCTTCTCTATCTGTCAGATAGTCATGTATAGCTACCATAGGTAGATTACTAGGTAAATATCTAGGTATTACTAAAGTAGCCAACCATGGCACATCCGCGCCATTAGTTTCGTACCCAGTAGGTATAGTTATTCCTTTATATGTGTAATCTTCTAATAATATAAACTTATCATTAATAGTAGGTTTTAGCTGTATATTAAACATATGTTACACTACACCTTCATATGCAGGCAACATTGCTACAAACTCTTCATCGGTAGGTGCCTCTATATTTCCTGCTAAGATATCTAGTTGTACTGCTCTACTTACTTCCCACACCTGTGCGTTGAAGGCTAGTAAGTCTATACAGAATTGTTGGTGACTATATGTATCTATACCAACATACTTACTACAGCTATCTACACTCTCAAACTTAACATTATGTGCTAAGTTGTACGCATCTACTACACCTTGTATATACTTCTTTACAAGAAACTCCCCAGAAGCTATAAGCTCCTGAAGTTGTTTCTCCTGTACCCTTTGTAAGTCAGGTGTACCATCTTGATTGTAGAACTCATAGAAGTTGTCGTCTGAATTTAGTTCTATTAGACTAAAATCTGTTGTAAACCCCTCAGGTACTATCGTACCACTACCTCTTGCTACTGTTCCGTCTTCTTTAATTCTGTAAAATGTTTTCATTAATTTCTACCTCCAAAAAATATAGCATTTACGAATTTATCGTCATTCAACGTATTACTATCAGTAAGTATTCTGACTCTAGCACTTGAGGTATTCCAGTGACGGGAGTCAGTCTGCCCTCTTCCATAAGAGCCCCCATCCTCAGAACACGTTACTGATGCAGTGTAGTTAACGCTATCCATCGCAGCATTAAATGTTACATCGTACTCACCTGCACCGTTCCTAACAACACTACTTACATTATAGCTATCTCTAATAGTTCCATCTGTTCCATCAAAATTAACCCAAGCAGTACAAGCATTTTTACCTCTGAATTCACCTTTAACTTCGACATCTCTAGCTTTAACATCCTTAAATACTTCAAGACTCTCCATAACATTTGCAGGTAACTCTTGATTATAGTCAATATACATAGGAGTTTCGCTTGCTACCATTATAGGGTTAGGTAAGAAACTTAACGGTGTAGTAAGAGGTTGGTCTAGTGTTGCTTCTAGTTTGTAGACTGAGATGTTGTCGAAGTATGCTGTATCGTCATCTCCAGTACCGTTCATTTTAAGTATAACAGCATAGTTTCCGGTATAAGGTGCATAAAATGTTGCTTCTCCACTAACTGTCAGACTCACTAAAGTTTGAACCGTTCCGTTAGTAGTGTTAACATCAAATCTAGGATTTGTACCACTTAGTACTCCACTAATCTTGTTAATACCTTCAACTAGTTTTATTGTTTGTTTGGCTAAAGGGTAATCTGTATCAGTAGCGTTTACTGCTAACCTGCCACTATCAATAGATAGGTTTGCATTATTAATAGCTGCCCACCCATTTGTATCAACATCAAATGTACCATTAGTAACCAGCTCTCCGCCAGTCATAGTATATACTTTACCATCATCAGGGTTAAATACTAACCTATTATCATCTGCGTACTCTTTATTATAGAGTCCGTTTGATAAGCCTTTATAAAAACCGTAACCACCATCCTTAGTTTTAGCTACCCAATGTTTACCATCAGCTACGCCTGCAAAGTCAATAGTAGTCGTACCAGCTAAACTCTCTGTACTTCTAATATAGCCATTAGAGTCTTTACCGTCTGTATAACTAAACACACCATCAGTAAGGTTCAAGTTACTATCATCTGTTGGCATATTGAAGTAACCGTCTCCACCATCTGCATTAGTATCAAATTCTACTAGAACTATGTATTGTCCGCCTGATGCATTAAAGTAACTGTTGGTTGAACCTAATAATAAGCCGTTACTTACATATTGTATATCCCAATCAGAAGACTCTGCATTATTTGCGTTTAGGTAAAAAGCTAAATCACTTCCTCTTTTATTATCAGTACCAACCCAATTCCCTGTATCATCAACCCTCTTAATAATAGCTCTAGCAGGTTTCCTAGCTACTCCATAAACATCTCTAGTCTCTACAAAGTTACCTGCTGCTCCTGTACCTACATATTGCACTATTGTCCAGTTTTCTGATTTAGCTTTACCGTAGAGGATGTAAGAATCATCTGCCGCGTTTGTTCTTGCGTACTGATTTACTCCGAATGTACTTGAGTTATCTGAAGTACTAAAAAAATAGTCACTATTTGCTTCAAACGCTGAGTCACTACTCACGCCTTTTGAGTCTTTATAGTCACTTAGTGATGTTGTTGCTTCCCAAGCTAGGTCCTGACTTAAGTTTTTTACCATTAAGTAGTCAAGTTTAACCCCAAGACTATGTGGTATCTCATGTCCAGCATTACCAGTCCCCTCATACATAATCATAGTCTCTCTAGTAACAGGGTTAAATGCTTCTACATACTTTTTATCCTGGTTTGTAGTTCCCCATTTAATGTGGGTGTATAGTGTTTGATAGAGTACATAAGTTTCTGCGTCTCCATTTATAGTTGAGTTAGAGTTTATAGCTACTCCATCTACGTTAAAACTGGCTACTTTATCACTAAGAGCGGCTTCAGCATCTGTTGCGTTAGTGAAAATATAGCTATCTACCCCTCTTAAGCCATCAACTATATTATTATAAGCAGTCTGGCTTCTACTTTTTATATGCACCTTACTAGTATTAACAGCACAGCTACCATTAGCTACCGCATCACCAGCATCTGTTTTTACTTCAAATGTGTCTCTATCTAGCCAATAACCACTGCCATTACCACTTACTGTAAAATCAACTGAACTAATACCAGTCACAATGTCTTGTGTATCTCCATTACCTGTATATAGTACAGTAGCAAAATTCTTAGTAACTGCATAGTTCTCTAATGCTAAATTACCACTAAGCAACACATTGCTAGCTACTGTAGATAACCGACCTGTACCATGTATATCAGGTCTTTCATTCTCTATTAAATTTCTAATTAAACTCATTTATTATCCTTTACCAAATTATACTATCAAGGTCATCTTGAGTAGTAGCATCTTTTACTTGTTTCTTTAAGTCTTGTAGTTTTGTGAAGTTACCTTGACTTCTTTTTAATATAGTTCCACTTAAGCCTTGTAAATCTGCATAGCTCATACTTACTTGATTGTTATCTATATCTAGCCAATAGAAACCATCTGGTACACTTCCTGCACTGAGTACAGATACTATCAATGACTGGCTCTTACTATCTGCTTGAAATATGGTATCCATATAAGCTATATTTTGTTGATTAGTAGTATTATAAGATACTTCTAACTCATTTAGCTTCCTAGCTTGTAATTGCTCGAATGTACTAAAATCTTTAAACGATAAAGTACTGGTAGATGCATCAACATAGTTGTAATTATTGTCAATAGCTGTTTGCCAGTCAGTTTCATTTACTTCGATGTTTGGTGTAGGTATTGTTTTGTGAATGTCACTATCATACCAACCTAAAAGTTTTCCATTTGTTTCTTTGTAATATGCGTATTTCATTTTGTGTCCTTAATACCCTATTGCTATATAACTGAAAGACCAATCATTAGCTAGGTTGTTATCTCTGTCACAATCGAATTGTGTAGCCGTTTTTCGTCTAGGTGTCCAATCTGCGTTCTCTTCTGTTGTGCTGTCTGTATCAATGTCACTTCCTTGTGAGGCTGCACCTCTTGAAATACTTGCACAGTAATTTGGAAATGCAATTGGAAATGTAACTGTATTAACTGTATCATCTGGCGATACAAACCATCCCCATTGAATAATTAATCCGCTAGGTAATTTTTGGTAACCATTTGCTGCTAAACTTGAAGTAAAGTCTGCTGGTAGCCCTCTTAGCAAGTCCGCATCTAAACCACTACCTTCTCCATCTACGGCTTTCATTTCTGTAAGTAAATCAGTAGTATCTAGTTTATTATTTTCTACAGTAGTGACTCTACCGTCAATACTGTCTATAGAACTTTCATTAGCAGAGACTCTGCTTTCTATCTCTTCTACAGCATTACCGTTAACTGTTCCTACTACATCCCAAGCAACTCCATTACACTCATATTGAGTATTACCAAGAGTATATCTATCACCTATATTAGGGTTTACTGGAAAACTCATTACTCACCTCCATCATATTTAGGTAATTCATTTAATACTTCATCAACTGTAGGCATATCTCTATTACCAGCTTTTACATCTGCTTCAATTTCTCCAGCCACTACCCAGCACTCACTTGCCCAAGTTGCTAAAGCTTGTGCTTCAGCTTGAAAAGCATTTATGTATCCAGTATAAGAACGGGCTGACATCATGTTGTCATACCTAAACTCTTGAGCTTTTGTGTCTAAGTAGTTTTGAATTGCACCATTGAAAGCTTTTTGTTGTGATAAAAGCTCTTCTCTTTGACTAAGTACAAGAAGTTCCTTGTCTATCAATGTTTGTTCATCTTGTGTTGGCTTTACTTCTTTACCATCTTTGATTAAAAATAAAGTATCCTCGCGAATTACTGAATTACAATTTAAAACATTTTTAACTGCTGTATGTACTAACATTTTATGCTCCTATTTCCATAAGAGTGATAGTAGAAATTGCGACACCGCTATCACCACCGCTATCCTCTTTTCTTTTATTTAAAAGGATTGGCGCATCAGCGCCAGTATCGCTTAAAGCAAATAGTTCATATAGAACTTCATCTGTTGTTGCTGGGTTATCCATATACATAAGGTTTGTTGTTGTTCCTCCCCAGCCATTATATCCAGATATAAACATTTGTGCTCGTCTATCTCCAGCCCCAGTACCGAGTAATAAATCAGCGCCATCTCTCATAACTTTTGCATACCCGTCATTAGACTGATTTACGACTAAAGAAGCTTGAACCATCACAAATATTTTACTATCTGCTTTAGTAGGTGTTATTTTTGCTTCAAAACATTTCCAGGTTCCAGTTCCTGAAGCAGTTGATTGCTCAATAACATGCACAACTTGTAAAACTTTACCAGCACTAGCAATAGCAGTGTCTAATTGCCCTTTATTAGTAGCTTCATCATCATTAACAGCATCAGCAACCTTAAACCTCTGAGCGGCACTACCACCAAGTAAAGCCTTACCTGCTATAACACTATCCTGCGCACTATTAACAGTATCTACCTCACTCTTAGTATAATGATCTGCTATAGCAAATGTACCAAATGCTAGTACTTCAACTATATCTGTATTAGCAGCATCTGAAGATAATACAACTGTATATCCGTCAGTAGCTGTGAAGTCTCCTTTAGCTAACACCCTACCATTAAGAGTTACTAGTACGTATTCAGGGTAGTATCCTGCTTGTACAGGAAACGTATTTAATGACGTGCCATCATAATCACCACTTGCAGTACCCACTATAAATTCTTCACTCCGTTTAATAGCTGCATTAGCCCCGCTACTATTAGTATCTACCCACACCTCACTAGTACCGTCACTTATTCTTTTATATAGTTTACCTGAACTTGGTACATACCATTCCTGACCTAGCACCGGTCTGTCAGGTTCTGTTTCACTCACTACATTTAGTTTTTTAATAGTTTTAACAGCTTTAGCGGCTAAACCGTAACTTATTGCATCCATTTATTTACTCCTTATGCTACGGTAAACACTGAACTTATCAGGTTATTGTCCGTATCGTAACTAAATTCTGTTGTGCCTGCCAGCACACCATCTTTTGTATGGTCTATACTTAATAGGCTACCTTCAGCAGTATAGCTTAAATCTTCATAATTTCCTGCACCTTCATACTCTATTTTTATTAAGTTGTCATTATCTGCATCATATGACATATTAACTATATTCATTCTGCTAAGCAATAACGGAACGTTTACGTTGACTGCTTCATTTATATTAGCCTCATTAGCCGCTACAGCATCTATATTAGCCAAGTCGTCTGCTACTAAGTTCACATTACTTATATCTACAGCTACTGTGTCTATACTGGTAATATTGTTAGCATTTGTATCCAAATTATCTATTGACTCATACACTCTGTCCAAATTATCTGCTGAAATAACAACTCTAGCTATGTTATCTATTGACTCATACACCCTGTCCAAATTATCTTTATCTGCATATAAGCTGTCCAGTGTCATCTTATCAGCGAACAGTGAGTCTAGCACTACCTTATCAGCAAATAGACTGTCTAACGTTTCCTTGTCAGCGTACACGCTATCTAGTACCGCTTTATCATTATACAAACTATCTAAAACAACTTTATCAGCATATAAACTATTCATTACATTAGAGTTTACTAAGCTTAATTTGTTAACATTTTCTATAAAACCCATTATAATCCCTCTATTCGTTGGTTAAGAGCTATTATTTCTTGGCCCAAGCCAAGCTGTCCCATAGCCTCATTTAATTTAATATATTCTAAATCTACCGGTTTATTAGCTGTAATATCTTCAGCAATAGCTAAGAATTCCCCGAATATATGAGATATGCTATTAGTACTCTCATAGTCAAAAGTATTTATTAGTTCTTCGGGGAATTGTAAAGTATCAGCTACAGGATTATAGTCTGCTACAACTAAACCTGAGGTTTCAAAAGTAAAAACTTTCATGTCATACTTCTATATTTAGTAGAATAACTAGTTTGAGCAGTAAAATCTTTTGATATATCAACTTCTATAGTTTTTAACCACTCATTAAATAGCATAAGCTCTTCATTACCAAAAGACCTATTTTGAGTATCCATGTCGTCTCTTAAAGAGAACCCACACACATATTTAATTAACATTACTTTATAGTCTTCATCCAATTCCATTACATCTGTTAAACTTGTAATAGTTTCTGGCTTTTTAATATAAAATAAAGTAATTAAATTTGCAGTAGCTAAATTAAAATTTAAAGGTTCTGTGAAACTGGGTGTAGGTACTAGCAATATTGTACCTTTATTCATTTTATCTACTACAGCATATTTAGGAGTGCCAACCTCTTGCATCCAAGTGTATCCAAGTTTAAAGTCTAAATTATCTCTTGTTGCAATTTCTAGAGGTTTACCGTTATATTTTATCCTAGTTAATAAACTAAAATCTGTAGGTAAATTATAGTTAGACTGATTATTATGTGCTATAATATCTATAGTTTTTCTTAGGCACTTATTCTTTAAGCATATAACTTTTTGTGCTTCGTCTAACAGTCTTAATAATCTTGCATCATCCCAGCGGTCACCATCAGGGTCAGCTAAAGTGTCTCTAACTCTAAGTATTACATCACTTGCTAGCATTTCTACTCCTTTATAATATTCAATAAAGCCTTCCTAAGAAGACTCTATGACTATTAGTCTGTATATGTACCTGAAGTTAATTCAGTCTCAATGTACTCAACTACAACTTTAATACGTCCAGCATCATCTGGAGCATCCGCACCAGCAACAACAGTAACAGTTCCACCGGTTGGGAAGTATGTCATTGCTTGTGTACCTTCTTGGACACCAGCAACACCAACTTTTACTTCATCACCAACAACAGTTGAACCAACTTTAATATCTACTGTATCTGTATCTGTACCAGATGCAGTCAATACTACAGCGTAAACTCTGGTAACAAGAGCAGCACTAGGAAGAGTGAATAGTGTATCATCCATAACAGCAGATGTAGAAACTACACCTGATGCAAATACACTGATTGTTTTCTTCTGATTGTTTTTATCTTCAAATCTTAAATCAGCCATTTATTTCTCCTTAAAGAGCTACATCTACGAATACAATTCCGTAGTTATATCCAGCAACTTTACCATCTTTATAGTCATCATTTTCAGCAACTAATTTAGATGGTTTCGCAGCACACCATGTTTCAAGACAAGACTCAGAAAACTTACCAAAATCTGTTGCCTCATATTTATAATCAGGCATCATACCATTAGCTTTTTGGAATGCACCCGCGCCAAGAACTAAACATCTTGAAGTTTTAGCTGTACCATCAAAGTCTTCTGTACCTGACCAATTACCTTCATCATCCATTTGACGTAAACCAGCCATCTCAACACCAGTATTCTCGTAGTTATAATAACCATTAGTTGTGATATCACCTTCAGTTTCACCAAAGAATGTACCAGCTTCAACGAATAAGAAGTTACCGATTTTACCAATAACGCCTTTAATAAGTCTATTATCATTACCACGAACATCAGCATCTTTAAGAAGAGCCCCTGCTCCAGCTTGTTTTAAGAATGTACCTTTAGCTGCAACATCAAGAACTATAATCCATACTGGTTCGCCACCGGCTAATGCAAAAGGTTTCAGTGGAAGTCTCTTAGTAATATCTGAAGGTGCTGTATCAAAACCTGTACCTGTTTTAACAGCAGTTTCTATTTTAAGTACTGCATCTAAGTCAAACTCTCCGGCTGCAAACTCTAAACCAAATTCAGCTTCTTGCTGACCTAAGTCAAAGAATGCTTGGTCTTCAGAACGTACCCATAAATCTGCCAGTTTTGAGCGAGAGTCAGAGTGTTCGTTGATTGATAAGTCTCCGATGTCTACTCCATCAAATTTTGTACCATTGTCAACTACATATCTATAGTCAGCCACTGTAAGTTTATCTGAGAATTTCTTCTTCTGCTCACCTTTACCTTTTGCTGTTGTATTTCCTTTTACTGGACGACCACTAAGGTTACCATCAAAAGGAAATACTACTGTGTGCCCTTTTGAAGCACTGATGTCGTTCTCAACCATAATGATTGAGTCCATTGTTTTACCTTTGTAAGGTGCCCAGAATGAAGTTGCAGATTTCTGGATTAAGCCTTCACTCATCCAAGCTTTACGAACTAAATCTGAACCAATATCTACTTTGCCTGTACCTTCAGCCATTTTATTTCCTTGTTTTTATTAAAAGACTATATTTTTATAATCTTTAACTATGTCTGCTTTAACAGCACTGTCAGATGGTTTGTCATCTCCACCAACCTTAGTTAAATTAGGTTGATTAAGAGTCTTATTGCCATCACCTACAACCTTTGGAGTCTGTAAGTAGTCTTTCACTTCCTCGAGGTAAGCTTCAAAACTTACTTCTCCGTTCTCAAGCTTTTTAGTTATTCTAGGAGGAACATCATATTGTATAACCTCGTCAGTTAATGCAATATCTGGATGGCTTCTATTAAACTCTTCTAATACTTGAGCTCGTCTCTCCAGCTCTGCTTGTTGTGCAGCTAATCTACCTGCTTCATCAAGAGTTTCTTGGTGTTTTCTAACAGCTTCGCTCTCCAGCTGATTAACCTTAGCACGCCAAGCATCTGGGTCTTCATACTTTAAAGTTTCTAACTCTGTTTTGGTAGCTTCGTCTACTTCAACTTGAGGAACCGTTAATTTTTCAAGAGCTTCTAATTTTGCTTGTGCTTCTCTTAGAGCTTGCTGTGACTTAGTATAGGCACCTTGTGTATCTTTAAACCGTTTCTCATAGTCTATTTTAGCCTTGGCTTCATCAACAGTGTTAGTTGAGGTAGCATCTGGCTTAGTTGCCTCTGGATTACCCATTTTATTTCCTTTAGTTATGATATATTATATTATATCATAACTAGTATTAAATTAACATTAGTTAAACATCAAAACCCCCAATAAGTAGGGTTGAAGATTTAATATTAGGAGTACTAATATAAATGTCTGATATACCTCGTTTTTTATCTCCCATAGCCATATATCTGAGCATGTCGGCAGCATGTGAGTGCTCGTCATGTACCGGAGTATCTAAATATACATCGTACTTACTATCATACTTCTTTCTGTAATTTTGTATAGCTCTTATAATCTCTTCACAGTCCTCATGTATAACTACAGTTTTTAAGAATTGTCTTGTTGCTTCTATACCATCTGCTAAACTATGCTTTTTAACTAGTATAGGCTTAAATCCTAGTTCCCTCAGAGCATCCCATCGAGTTTTATCTGCTATCAACTCTCTAACCTTAGAGTCATGTGGTACATAAGTATTACCGTGAACCCAGCCAAATTTCTTAGATAAAGCATTGAAGATGTCTCTATAATGACTAAGGCCATAACCAGAGTTTAAATACTCACCAATTATCTCTATATGACCATCTGGATGTTTCTGAAAGAACCCTATAGCAAAGGTGTCATTCATACCTAAGTCAAATGCACTATGTACTTTCAAATTCTGGTCATAGTTACTAGGGTTTCCATCTTCTTTGGTGCCATTAGCATATTTTAATGTCTTAAACTCATGAGCATAGTAAGTACCTTCTACACTTTGCGCAAATGCCATCTCAGGTGTAGCTGGATATTCTTGGTTAAATCCTTCACCCAACTCTATTTTCTTAGCAGCATACCACCACTTCTGTGTCTGACTAAGTTTTATATCTAAAGTATCTTCTAAACCTTTTAAATATTTCTCATCATCTGAAGTTAATGGTGTTTCATGATCTAGATTACAGTCAAGGTCTTCCATCCAACTAAGGAATATTGGCTGAAAGTCGAAGGGCCCTAAATCTCTGCCTGTAGCTATATTAAGTTCTGCTTGTTTCCACATATCGTAAAACATACCGCTTTTACCTTCAGCTGTAGACTCAATAGTAATCTTATTATTCTTGCTTACTGACTGAAATGCTCCCTTTTTAAGCTCTTCTGCCTTATCTGGGTATTTCTTAGCTATTTTACCTAGCTCAGACACATGAAGGCTCTGTAGTGTATCTCCCCTAAAGTTACCAATCTTAAGTATTGACCTATTGCTAAATCCCATACCTTTAGAGTTATTAGTAACTAATTTTAAGCCTAATAAAGCCTTAAGGTTCTCTGGGAATTTCTCCCACATTAAATCTGCTCTTCTCTGTAACTTATTACTCTCATCTAATCCATAACTTTGTATACCTGCTGAGAATCCCTCACCAAAAATACAACTATCTAAATTATAAGCTAAGTATAGTGTTGAGATACCTTGCTGTCTAGATTTAAGAATAATTTTACGAGTATGCTTAAACTTCTTAAGTACTTTCTCTTGAGAATTATTTAATTTCATTATCTGTTTAATACCATCTTTATCCTCAATGGTATAGAGATTATTTAACCTCCACAGTTTCGAAGATAACTTAGTTTTTATAAACTCCAGTAGTTCTGTTCGTTCCCTTACAGGTAAGCTGTCTATATACTCTTGATTAACAGTCATCTTTAAAGTCTTTAACTATATTTTGTATCGCTATATTTATCGTATTCTCTGGCTTATTATCCTTCAAGCTATTCTCTATGGTACCTACTATTGAAACCATATCCTTAAATTCCTTGACTTCCGCAAACTCAACATCATTTCTCATAAATTTTAGGGCATGGGTCATAGCTAGAGATTTAAAAGTATCTATATCTTTAAGCAAATCTTCTTCATTAACTATAACTATACTATTACTAGGTTTTGTAGTTTCCGGGAGTTTGTTAGTTTCAGTAGATTTCGGGAGTTTGCTAGTTTCAGTAGTTTCAGTGTTACGTTTCTGCCACTTAGTATATCCCTTAAGTTGTTTAGTTTCTATATTATATTTTTGGCATAGGTCAGATATGGTTAAGTCCGGTGTAGTTTCGTACTCTGCTTGGTATGTTAGAAGCAGTGAATTTGGTATATTCATTGGAATTCCTTAGTTTATGTTATTATACCTTGTTTTAGTTTAAAATTTTATTAGTTCTTATAATTTGGTAGGTCTCTTTAATGTGATTAAATTGTAAGGATGTTTCAAAATTTGGTAGATATTTAATGTGCTGATGTTTCAAAATTTGGTAGTTTTTAATGTGATTAAATTGTGTTGATGTTTCAAAATTTGGCAGATATTTACTGGCCTTATATTACCATACAAGTAGGCCAAGGACCTTATGGGGGGGGTGCTAACAAATACCAGCAAATTCCAACGGATTATAATATAATAACAAATTCCAACGGATTATAATATAATAACAAATTCCAACGGATTATAATATAATAACAAATTCCAACGGATTATAATATAATAACAAATTCCAACGGAT